CCCAAACAAATACAAACAGCAATAACTACGTCGCCTACCTGTGGTCCGAAGTCGCGGGCTTCAGCAAGTTCGGCAGCTACACGGGCAACGGGTCCAGCGACGGTCCGTTTGTGTTCTGTGGGTTTAGGCCACGGTGGATCTTGATAAAGACCAGCTCTACTACCGGTAATTGGCACGTAATGGATGCTGTCCGCGAGACTTCAAATGCGATCACTGCCCGTCTGTTTCCGAACCTAAATAACGCAGAGCAAACAGGCAGCACCGACATTGATTTCTTGTCTAACGGATTTAAGATCCGGAATAACATATCTGGATTCAATGATAACGGCGTAACACACGTTTATGCCGCCTTCGCGGAAGCCCCCTTCAAGTATTCCTTAGCCCGCTGACCTATGAAACGGGCATCTACACACCGGAGCTAAAACCATGTTCCTGCTCAACGGTCAGCCCCTCGCGGTTGACACCCCCTTCAAGACCCCAGACGGCACGCAATACCCAGCCAACTGGTTGCGCCTCTCCACCGCTGAGGAGAAGGAAGCCATCGGCATCACCGAGGTGCCCGACCCCACGCCCTATGACGAGAGGTTCTACTGGGGCTACGACGCTGAAGGGCACCTGATCCCCAAAGATCACGCCCAACTCGTCGAACAGTGGACCGCGCAGACACGCACCACCGCCAACAGCCTGCTGTCCCCCACCGACTGGATCATCATCCGCGAGGCTGATAACGGCACCGCCATCGACCCAGCCATCAAGACCTGGCGCGAAAACATCCGCGTCGCCGCCGGTGCCAAGGCAACCGCCATCGCCGCCACTGCTGACACTGACGCGCTGGCTGCCTACATTACGGGCGCTGATTACCCCGTGTGGCCCGCTATTGCTGACTGATGGCCGTTAAGTCCAAGACCGGCACCGCTCGCATCGAGCATCAGCCGGGGCCACCGAAGACCACGCGCCAGGGTTACGGGCAACAGTCCAGACCCCGACGCCGCGGCCGCAAGCCCCTCAGAGGGCAGGGCCGGTAATGGACCGGGACACGCTCGAAAACTGGCGCAAGATCCGCGACCACCTAGAGCGTGTTGGACAGACTGAGAACCACTACTATCGCCGTGCTCTTGCCATCCTCGCCGGGATGCCTGACCCATTCGATCGCTACCATGTGATCGAGCACGGGCGCCCCGATGACGGACGAGCCTAAAACCATCACCGGAGTGTTTGCGGCCTCTCTCCCCGCTGCACTCGCTGCCGGCATGGTCGCCATCGGGGCGCTGCTGATCTCGATGCAGGTGCAGTCCGCACGGATCGAAGCCACCATCGTGCAAATGGCTAAATCAGTGGACGAGCTGAAGACTGATGCACGCTCGCAGCTGTCAGAGCTGGACCAGCGTGTGCGCGCGCTTGAGATGCGCCCATAATTTAGGAGCACCTGCATGGACGTTGTGTCTGCTGAAACTGCTGCTGTCGTCGCCATCGTCATCGCCGCTGGCTCTGAAATCATTGCCCTGAGCCCGCTGAAGTCGAACAGCTGGATCCAGCTGCTGCTGCAGGCCGGCCGGCTGATGTTCCCCAAGCGCCGCTGACATGGCCAACCCTGCCCCGGTCAAGCTGGACCAGCTGTTCCGCTTCTATCGGGGCTTGCCGCACCAGGCTGCAGCCATCGAGCAGCTGGAGCAGGATCTGGCGCTCAATGGCTATGCGGCTGCCATGCGGCGTGACCGGGCCTGGTTCAACACCTGGAGCCAGGACGGCAAGCAGGTGGATCTGGCCGCGGCGCTCAAGCTGATCAAGGACTTCGAGGGTTGCCACCTCACCGCCTACCCTGACCCGCTCAGCGGTGGTGAGCCCTGGACGATCGGCTGGGGCACCACGCGCTATACCGATGGCCGGCCCGTTCGCAAAGGCGACCAAACCAACGCGGTGGAAGCTGACATGCTCCTGCGGCTGGCGGTGGACAAGATTGAGGACAAACTGCGCGCCACCGTGCCGTACTGGGTGGAGATGAGCGACCAGCAGAAGTGCGCGCTGATCAGCTTCGCCTATAACCTCGGCTCAGGTTTCTACGGCGCCAAGGGCTTTGAGACCATCAGCAAGCGCCTGCGCGAGAAGGACTGGGCCGGCGTGCCTGATGCCCTGCTGTTGTACAGGAACCCTGGCAGCAACGTGGAGGCTGGCCTGAAGCGCCGCCGGATCGCTGAAGGTGATCTCTGGGGCCGTGAACGGCAGACCACCGGACCCATCGAGGCGATGTTCACGCCCGAGAGTCCCTTCAGCCACAAAATCACCCCGCACGTCACCTACGGCGAGTTTGCGCTGAACCAGGAGGCGCGGCGCTTTGATCATCAGTACCAGTGCGATACGGCGCTGAAGCTGGCCCAGTTCCTGGAGAAGGCCCGCGCGCAGTTCGGCGGCAAGCCGGTGGTGATCACAAGCGGATACCGGCCCACGGTCATCAACAAACTGGTGGGCGGTGCCAGCAGCTCAGAGCACCTCTACGACGGCATCGGCGTCGGTGCGGTGGACTTTTTCATCAACGGCGCCGACATCCACGCGGTGCAAGACTGGTGCGACAAGACCTGGCCGCACAGCCTCGGGTACGGTGCCCAGCGTGGCTTCGTGCATCTAGGCATCCGCAAAGGCGGGCCTAGGGTGCGCTGGGACTACTGAACCTGCGTGATCCTTCCTGACCATGAGATCCGTCGCCTGTGCGAGCAGCACGCGATGGTCAACCCTTTCAACCCCGATCTGATCAACCCCGCCAGCCTGGATCTGACGCTGGGTGATCGGATCATGATCGAGGTGGCCGAGCACCCTGAGCTGCAGATCGTCGGCATCACGGGCCACACCGCCGAGGACCCCTACTGGCTGCAGCCCGGTGAGTTCTGCCTGGCAGAGACCCGCGAGATCTTCTGCATGCCCGATCATGTCTGCGGGCTGTTCTTCCTCAAGTCCAGCCGCGCGCGCGAGGGCTATGAGCACAGCCACGCCGGCTTTGCTGATTGCGGCTGGTACGGCTCGCGGTTGACGCTGGAGTTGAAGAACGCGCGGCGCCTGCACCCGCTGCCGCTGTGGCCGAACATGAAGATCGGCCAGATGCTGTTCATCTGCACCGCTGGGCTACCGGAGCGCAGCTATGCCGAAGTTGGCCGTTACAACGCGGATCTCGCCGTAACCGCCAGCAAGGGCTAACCTGCCACCGTGGAGAGCCCGAGCCCCGGTCTGTCAGCCAGCCGGGGCTTTTTATTTGCGCTCCATCGGATGCTTCAGCGGGGCCATCCGTTGTCGGCGGATCATGCCAGGAGCTTCGGCAGGATCATCGACCGGGATGAGGGTGTAGTCATCGCACCCGTGAGTCTCGGCAAAGTGCTGGGCGCTGATGTGTGTGGTGAACGGCCCGACGTGCCACGGGCCGATGCGCAAGATGTAGGTCATTCGGTGATGTTTTCGTCGAGGTAGCTGATCAGGTGCCAGGCCATCTCCTCGATGACCTCGTACTGGCGGGCACGCACACGCTCGATGATGTCAGCGTTGTCGTCAAAAGCCCAGTGGTCGGGGTCGGTGAACTCAGCGCGGCTGGGCACCTCAGCCACCCAGCTGAGCAGCCGGCTGTTGTAGACATCGGCCAGGTGGTCGGCTACATCGCCGGCAACGTCCTGGAACTCGATGGCGGTCCAGGTGGTGTCGGGGGCTTCCTCGGCGCACTCCAGCAAGCTGTTGGCGATGGCGCAGGTGGTCTCGTAGCGCCAGTCGTTCGGCAGCTCCTCATCGTGGAGGAGCATCAGCAGATCCTGCCAGCGATCGACCAGGCAACGCTTGCCATCGGGGCTGAAGCTGTAGGCGAGATCCTGAAGGCCGAGGTAGATGGTGGGGAAGGAAGTCATGGTGGAGAGGATCGAGGGGAGCTGGCGATGGATCGAGCAGAGCCCCCCCCCCGGATCGAGGGGAGCTGGCGGTAATCAGGCGTTGACCGGCAGGATCTGGTGCATCGCCCGGATCCGGGGGCAGCTGATGGATGCGATGCGCTTCTGGGCCAGGGCGAAGGAACCGCAAAAGCTGAGCACCTTGGTGTCGGAGCAAACAGCGTGGGTATAGGTGCGCTCGGTGCGGCGCTTGGCGATGGTGCCGTTGGGGAGGGTGACGGTGAGGACGGTCATGGATCGGAGAGCGGTGGGAGCGGCGCCCCCGGTGAACTAAGTATGCACCACCGGCGGTGCTATCGGGGGATGGGGCGTTGTATTTCTCAACTCAGGTTGCCGTCGCTACCGTGAACCCAGCGGCGGCCAGCCCATGCGGGCGTTCATCGTTGAAATCTCCGCCAAGCTCTTCGTCCGTAGCGACACAGACCCCGACGACCTGCCGGCTGACATCTACAGCCGCATCGCTGAGTACATCCACAGCGATGCCGACATCCTCGACATCGAGGTGAACGCCGTCCCCCTGCCGCCGGATCTCAGTGGATCAAACCCACATTGACGAGACGCGCCTGGTCACCCGCCGGACCGCACGCGATCAGATCCACCTCGCCTGGAACTACCAGTGCGCCTACTGCGGCGACAGCCTGGGCCGCAGCCCCACCCTCGATCATGTGGTGCCCAAAGTCCATGGCGGCCTGACCGTCCGCGAGAACCTCGTCAGCTGTTGCCTGATGTGCAACAGCCAGAAAGGCCACAAGCCCTGGGTGGACTGGTACCGCCAGCAGCCGTTCTGGTCGGCCCTGGGTGAATGGGCCATCGCCAGGTGGATCACCGGCGGTTCAGAACATCGTCATCCAGATGGTGGCGAGCAGCATGCCGCCTAACCAGGTGAGCCCGAAGATCACGACCAAGGGATACTTCATGGCTGCAGCATCTGGTTCAGGTAGATCTCAGCCTGGAACAAGTCCGAGCTGTACCGGCAGATCCCACCAACGCAGCTGCGGTAATACACCTCACCCTTCACCGGCAGCAGCACCTCGATGTAGCCGCCATCGCGGTCGGTGCGACTGATCACTTCAGGTCCGAACATCACCGCCCCTCCTGCTGGTGGATCCAGGTTTTGAGCCCTTTCACATACTCGCGCAGCACCTGCGCTTGCTGGAGGTGCCAGCGGTCACCGGAGCTGATCCACAGCATGTTGTGGCGATCTATGCCCTGCAACGCCTGGTGGATCAGCGGGCACCAGTCGGCCCGAACAGGCGTGCTCCACTCCCGTTTCGACACGGCACCCTGGCGGCCACCTTCAGTTTGCCGAGCGGATCGCCGGCTCGAACATTTCGCACCGTGGCGCGTATCGCCCGCCACTGCGCTTCGCCTCTGGCAGGTTCAACGCGCAGCTCTGCACGCGCATGTCCCACTGCAGGCAATCCCAGCACATCCGGCTGCTGTCTGGCCGCAGCTGCACCACCGCGGCCCGGAAGATCGACTGCGCCCGCAGCAGCGCCTCCTGGAGCTGCACCGTGCCGGTGTCAGCCTCCAGCTGGTGCTCAGCCCGTGGGCCAAGCACCACACGTGCGTGCCAGGTTCGATCAGCTCGGCTGCACACCAGCAACAGTCGGCCGGCGTATAGGCTGATCATTCTTCCTCGCCGTAGCTCGGCTGGTGGTAGATCCGCTCCAGCTGCATCGACGCCGGCTCTGGCTGGCCATCGGTGACAAAGCCTGCCGTGGCATCGCTCGGATCAGCGGCGACGAATACCGCGGGGAAGTTCCGCTCCTTCACCACCACCAAGCTGGTGCGCGGGCTGCGGCACAAGATCCGCAGCGCCAGCCGCTCGATCAGTGTCAGTCCTGGGAGGTAAAACATTGCTCCAGTTTGGCGATAAGTCGGTTCAGATACCACTCCGCCTTGCGGGCATCTTCGAGCGCGTTGCCCTTGAGCCACATGCGGATCATGTATTTGAGCGCCTGGCCTTGCAGGTAGGCCAAGGTCATGTGGGGCGCATCGGTGATCACCGACTCGATAAAGTCGATGGCCTCGACGGTGCCGGCTTGATAGTGCGGGGGATGGTTGATCAGGTCAGACACGGGATGGTGCTCCTCTCTTAGGTGTGCGTTCAAGGTCGGCAGCCATCTCAGCAGCTGCTCGCAACATGGTGCTGAGCGGGATGCCGCTGATGGAACGATCGGCCATCCAGCGGATAGCCAAGCGGTAGCCATGGCTGGCGTTGCCGTTGCCGATCTTCCTGGCCATAGCTATTTCCTCGTCCGTCACGCGGATGTTGAGCGTCCGGTTACGGATTCTGGCGGCTATGACCATTTGTCCCCCAGCAACTGCTGGCGGCAAACCTCAATGGCCTGCTGCGCTTGTTTCTCGGTCATCACCGATTCGGTGGCGTCCATGGCCTTGACCACGCGGGCGAACAAATCTGGGTAATAGGTGTCCCGAAAGTTCGCGGCAATGTCGCGGCAGAACTCCTCCCACAGGCCGGTGTAGGTGCCGCAGGAGCGGCCACTAGCCCGGTAGAGGGCCTCCATCATTTCGTGGCGCTGATCGTCGAGAAAGGTGGCTTTCACTGGTTCAGTTGCTGGCGGATATTGAGCAGCTCAGCGCAGAGCTGTTCGCGGTTACGGATGCCGCAGGTGCCACGCAGCTGGTCGATGCGAATGTCGATCAACTGGCCCAGGCGGCGGCGCTCGTCTTGCTGCCCCTGGCGGTAGGTGCCGCTGTCGGTGATCAGCTGGGCGATTCTGGCGCGAATGTCGTTCATGCCACCTCCACCTCAGCACCGGGCCAGCGGTTCTGGGCGTAGCGAATCGCTGCTTTGACGTTCTCGGCGTAAGTGGTCCACATCATCGGCCGGGCACCGCGGGGGTAGACCATCACGCGGTACATCTTGGTGCGGGCCTTGGGGTTGGGCCGGCTGATGCCGTCGCCGTGTTGGCTGGTTGGCCCATCCTCTGCCCACTGCCAGGGCAGCATTGAACCGGCTGGTAGATCAGGCATGGACGTTCGGGTCAGAGGTGGACTCGGGATTCAGCCATTCCAGTTCGTTCCACCAAGGAAGCCAGTGATCGGCGGCGATCAGTTTGGCCTCCGTCAGGCTGTGGGCCAACACGCATTCACAAACGTTTGCGGACTTGATCGTGAAGTAGAAGCGGCGTGGAGTGGTCACCGGCGCACCTCCAGCTGAGTGCCGCTGTGAGTCATGCCGAACTGGTTGCCAGCTTCGAGGCCGATCATGGCGAACACAGCCGCGACGACCAGGAAGCAGATGGCGTTGTTGATGCGGTTGATCACTGGGTCACCTCGGTGTCGTTGGCGGGCTTGAGGGTCTGTTCCGGCTCAGGCCAGAACCGCTGCTGGCGGAGATCGGCAACGACGCTGCCGAGGAGGTCAACAGCGTCTTCGATCTCAGAGAGGAACGCACAGAGTTCGTCGCTGTGGTTCTCCTGCTCATGGATCTCGTCAAACGTGCTGTACCACTTGTCGATCAGCACGGACTGGCAGAGCTGAAGGGCGTTGCGGTTCTTGAGGAGCCAGTCGCCAGCGTTCTGGCGCATCTGGGCGTGGCGCCGCTCAAAGGCGGCGTGGGCGTCGGAGGGTGAAGTCATGGTGGTGAAGGTAGGTGGAGAGCCCCGGAGGGCTCAGGCCGGCGCGCCGAGGCGGTGAAGGTTGGTGGCAGTACCGACCCAGATGCCCAGCTCGTCGAGCCGAGCATTGCGCAGGATCAGGCCGACCATCGCGCCGTTTTCAGTGGTCTCGATTTTCTTGAGACCTTCGGCGCGGATAACGCCGGTAGGCATGTCGCCCATCTTGAAGGTGACGACCGCAGCGGTGCCCTGGATTTCAACCAAGCGGCCAACGATGGTCAGCTCCTTGATGACGCTCATGCTGCATGCAGCCTCTGGGCTGCCGGGTGGGGCGCTCGGCCCCGGTGAGCTAAGTATGCAGCACCACCGGCGGTGCCGGCAATGAGGGCGTTAACTTTTCTCAACGCCCAGGTCCACCGCCAGCTTCACCAC